GGGCGATTATTAACAAATTGTGAACAAAATGAAATTCCCATGAACTTCATGAACAATTTGTTAATATTACAAAGCTTCACACAATCTTTACAACACACACAACATCTATTCATATTTAGCATATGCTGATTTTAAATTACACTTCGTTAAAAATTTAACGAAATTCATAATTACTATAGTTAGCATATGCTAACTACATCTTAACACAAATTCAATACAATTAGTATTAATCATTTACAAATTATATCTTACACAGACATAATATTTTGTTATACTATAATCACGATAAGGAACGGTTCATAGGAGGATAGAATCATGAACGAATACAAACACTTTAAAGACACTTTAGGTATGGATGATGACTTTGAGCTTCATACGTGGGATGAAATCGACCGATTAAATAAAGTATGTGAAGAACATTTTATATATCTGGGTTATGCAGTGGATGATGAATGTACAGGGTATTACACAGTATTGTTATACGATTCAACCGGCTACTGCGTATTAGATTATCACATAGGAAGTAAAACGGAATTATTAGCACCTCACGGAATTGAGTTTATGAACGGTAATGATGTTATAACATTTCGCGCGTCAGACGGTACTATATACTCTCATTTTTTAAAAGGCGGAATTCATCAAGAGGATTTAAACTCAATATATGAATGTGTTAATAGTAAGTCAGGGTTGGCAAAATGTAGAGTTGACGACTACTACAATGTTTTAGTATGGGGAGTTTTAGACAATGACGAAAACAGACAAAATGATTAAATTATACAACTATTATGAAGTCATGTACCGTAGACATTACAGAGTATGCAAAAATAGTTTGGAAACCGATATATATCAAGCGAAGCTGTCGGCAGTCAAAGAATGTTTAGACATTATGACCGAGGGTGATACAAATGACAGATAGGCAGGAATACCGCAGATTGTATTATATCCTTAAGAAGCGCGAGCAAAGGTTTTCAGCTTCAAAGGAATGGTCGGATTATGACAAAGTTCTTAAAAGCGGATTATTTGATTTAGAAGCTCCTAAAGATATTTCAGACGAGGAGTTGCCATTTTATCGCGAGATTGCAGAGAATTTATACAAAAACAAATTCGCGAGTATTGCAGGACTGCGACAAATTAGAAAAAAGGCTGTTAAGACGCTTCAAAGTCATGATTATAATATTACAGAGGCTCAATATAATAAGTTTGCGGATTTTATGGCGGCGGCTAAGAATACAAAACTCATAGACATTTATAGTTCGGAGGAGCTTGCGCGTGCAGTCATTAATGGAGATGCTAAACAAAAGACTGTCCAAGATATTATTGACGGAATCAGCTAATAAATATTTGGAAGTAATAGCATCGTGGGATATAGAAACGAGCAAAATTGAATACAAAGATGAGACTCATGCTTTTATGTATATATGGCAAATGCATATATGGGGAATGCCGGTAATATATGGCCGAACTTGGGAAGAATTCATAGACGTGATTGACGAAATAAACCTAATTATTCCGGAGAAGAAACGATTAATTATATATGTTCATAATTTAGCTCACGAATTCCAATTTTTAAAGGGTATTCATGAGTTTGACCGAAAAGAAGTTTTTTTAGTTGACGTTAGAGAACCTTTGTACTGTGTGTGGGGTAAAGTGGAATTTCGTTGTAGTTACAAGCTTGCGGGGGCTGGTCTTGAACGTTTCATGAAAGATATGAATGTTCCTAAAGCGTTACAAAAAACGGATATGGACTATGATGTAGTGAGGTATCCATGGACGGAAATAGCGACCGACGATTTAATTTATATGCGTAATGATGTTGTAGGACTGTCATGCGCGATTAAAGCTTTGTTAAAAGCTAATGGAGACACACTAAATACAATTCCATATACTTCAACAGGATATATTCGGCGAATGGCAAAAAAGGTGTTATTCCCATATAACGGAATATTACGAGGTTTAGTACCCACATTACATGTGTTTGAATTGTTACGTGAAGCTTTTCGAGGAGGAGACACTCACGCTAACCGTTTCTATGTTGGAAAGATATTATATAATGTTGGAAGTTATGACCGTGAAAGCTCATATCCTTACGAACTGGTTAATAAAAAATTTCCGCTGACCGAGTTTAGAGAAACGACAGATGATATTAAAACCATACTATCAAATTCGGAAAAATTCGGATACGTATTCCGTGTACGATTGGAACATGTAGAACTTAAGAAATGGCATCAACCGTATATATCGTTCAGTAAGTGTAGGAACATAAAAAACTATTTGCTCGATAATGGGCGAATATTATACGCAGAAAGTTTGGAGACAACAATAACAGAAATTGACTTAATGATTTTATTAGAGGATTATAACATTTCTTTGCACGATATAACAATAATAGAATGTTATAAGTCTCTCAAACGATATTTACCCTACGAATTTAGAAAGTTGGTGATTGATTTGTTTATAAAAAAGACAGAGTTGAAAGGCGGAGAAGATAAAATTTCATACGCAGAATCAAAAAAGAAAATCAACGCTTTGTATGGTATGACCGTACAAAACACTTTGAAAGATGATATAGCGTATCTTTCTTCAACTGACGAATACTATCTTATAGACACGAAAGAGGAGAAACTTGCTAAAATGAAGCGAGCACCATTTCTCCCGTATGCTGTGGGGGTGTGGGTTACAGCTTATGCCCGGCAGGACTTAAAAGCTTTTATGTGGATAGTCGGAAGAGATTTTGTATATGCGGATACAGACAGTGTAAAACATATCGGAAATTATACTCCTGCCGATTATAATAAACGCATGGTCGCAGAGGCTCAAAAAATGGGCTACAAGGCGGTTGACATAAAGGGGGGTGCTCATTATATGGGGGTATATGAAAACGAAGGAATAAGCGAAAAATTCGTCACTCTGGGAGCGAAGAAATATGCACAGGTTAAGGACGGAGAATTAAAAGTGACTGTGGCAGGTGTCAATAAGAATAGAAAAGGGTCTACTCCGTCCGGCGCGGAAGAACTCGGCGATATTGAGAAATTCAAGGAAGGTTTTATTTGGAGTAAAGCCGGAGGAACGAGAGCGATATACAATGATAATGATACGGACATAGACTTAAAGATTGACGGTCATGATTTACATATATCGTCCAATGTTGCAATCGTTCCGACAACGTATAAACTCAGTACAAGTATAGATATTGAGGATATATTAAAACGTATCAGTAACTCATCGCTCGAATGGTTACGAAAAAATTATTTTGATATGGAAAAGATACGATGGATAGAGTAAAGAAAAGTAAATTATATCAACCGTCCGGTTATCCGGACATCGAATATCTGCTAAATAAAGGATTACCGTTTATGTGGCTGATTGGCGGTCGGGGTATCGGAAAGACATATACAATACTTGAAACAATAGTATTAAATCATCATACGAAATTTATCTTACTTCGGCGCAAAGCGTCCGAAGTGAAGAAGCTCTCTACAGAAGCCTTTAACGTATTCAAAAAACTGAATTCTGATAAAGGGATAGATATTCGACCTTATCCAAACGGTGACGATTGCTATAGCTTTTATTATGCAGATGAGGACGGCAAGGCGAGGGGTGAATGTCTCGGATATATGATGAGCTTGTCAACATTTGCGAATTTCCGCGGCGGTGATATGACGGATATTGACTTTATAATACAGGATGAGGCAATACCACAAACACTAAAAGGACAAAGTATGAACGGCGAAGCGTTTACATTCTTTAATGCTTATGAGACCATCAATCGTAATAGGGAGTTGGAAGGAAGACCCGCTCTTAGAGTTATCAGTATATGCAATTCTACAATTTTAAACAACGACTATTTTTTGACGTTAAATATGATTAGTCCAATTATGGAAATGTACCGCAATAAAAAGGAATTAAAAATAGATAGGGAACATGAACGACTAATAGCGTTATATCTAAATTCACCAATAAGCGAGCGCAAAAAGAAAACGGCATTATACAAATATACTAAAGATACATCGTTTGCAAATCAAGCTATTGATAACCTGTTCGAGGATATTGACAGCTTCTTAGACGTGTCACGTCCGCTTGCAGAGTATATCCCAGTCGTAACAATAGGAGAGATTACAGTATACCGGCATAAATCCAGACAAAAGCCGTATTACTTGTCGACACATAAAAGCGGAGCACCTAAAGAATTTAAACTTAATGAATATGACATCTTGGTGTTCCGCAATAAATACCGAAGTATTGTAAACGCTGTGTATTTCGGAGAAGCCGAAGCGGAAAAAGGGTACTTATTAAAATTGTTATTAAAATATATAAAAATGTATTGAGGTGTATAAATGAAAAATAATTTTACATGGATAGAGATGTTGAAATTCTGGGCTGCTCGATTACTTATAGTTACCATTATTACGGTAATTTTAATTTGTATCTTATATTTTAAATATAGATAAATATTAATTATTAAAGGAGAAAGAAAATGTATAACAAAACAGTAATTCAAGGCAGATTGTGTAAGGAGTGGAGCGAGGTTAAAACAAGTACCAAAGCTATGGTTGCAAACACTCTGGCCTGCCAAATATTCAAAAATACAGTATTTTATGATATTATTGGTAATAAGGAACAATTAAAAAATGTGCTGCAATTTATTCCTAAAGGTGCAGAAGTAATTATTGAGGGTGTCGTAGAAAAGCCCAAAAAATCATTAGATTATAACCTTAGATTATTTATTGATAAGCTCTATATAGTCCGGGGTATCAAGCCGGATGAAACGGACGATGAGCCTCAGACAGCTTCTAAAATGCCAATTGTTAATAACGACGATTATTGTCCATTTTAAAAAATAAAGCGGGCTGTGCCCGCTTTATTTATGCCTGCAAGTGACAGTCCAGCTGCCGGAGAACGCTACGCCATTTGAATATATTAATATTACCGGCACTCCGGATACGGGAGACACGGAAATTAATGTTGAAACTCCACCTATTAAATTTGTAATATCAGCGTCAACAATATAATAATTTGTTAAATCGACATCCGTTCCGATTATTTTTAATATGTTATATCCTGTTTCACCTCCGGCGGCTATTCGGTAGACTCCTGTAGCTGAAGAAGTAAACACTTTTTCAACGGGTTCTATAGTTACTGACGGTGTGGTAGTATATGTTATAATATAGTTATTATTTCGGAGAACATACCCGGTGCTATTTGCACTGTCAACATATAACTGCTCGATTACATTATCTGTAGTAATATTCAAATAAATTTGCGGTGAGTACTTATTAACGACTATAGCATTTAAAATATTTTGTAATATGGTAAGCTGCCCTGACGGTATTGTCTCTCCGTCAGACTGTATTTCAAATCGAGGATACCTCGGCAAATTGGAAGTGTTGACAAAATCCGTCACAGCTCGCTGCGACATTACCGTAGTTTGACTTTGACCTGGTGATTGAGATACCCCTATAAGCCCTACTCCGGAATATATTATGTCTCCAGATGTCATGTTAATCGTTGCACGATAGACGGTATTTTCATTAGTAAAGGGTAAAGTCTGAATCATCATTGTCGTTGATGTTGGCGCATATGATTCATATGCATACCTGACAAAATTATTGACATTATCCGCGATATAATATCGGACGTTAGCTCTGGTACGGTAATTTAGTAACTCGGACATCGATACATTTATAGTATTCTTCGTTTCAGTATGTGTAACAACAACATAAAAACGTGTAAGAGCGTTCTCAATAGTTGTTAGTCTACTCCTAACAGATGAAAAATTTGTAGCCGTTTCAGTTTCAAATTCTGCTAAATTTGCAATATCCACATTAACTTTGTCTGTCAAATCATTAACTGTTTCTGTAAGGCTGTTAATTCTGGCACTCAAAAAGTTCACCTGTACTGTCACAGCGTTTTGGCTCATCACTTGCGTTGTTGAACTTCCTGTCGTTTGAACTATCAGATTTTCAAATTGATTTATTAAATCTTCAATTTCATTTTTAGCGGATTTTATATATTCAATTATCCAGTCAAGGTTTATGTCGTGAAAATTTGTATAAGGAAAGTAATACATTCTGGCACCTCTTAATATAACAAAATACAAAATTCATTTTTAAATTCGTCACATATATATTTATTAAAATCGAACATAACTAAGTCTCTTTGACTTTGCGCCATTTGCTGACTTGTAGTTACTCCGATGTTTCCGTGACGACTTAGCGTTACTGTACGATTTAACACATCATTTCTGCTAATATCAAGCTTTTGTGTATCCTTAAATGTGTGTTCCTCTATGGTTGTATGTGTTAAATTGTCGGTTCTGGTATTAGTAGAAGTAGTACTAAAATTATCAGTGTCACTATGGGCATCCGCTAATGCCGTGGAATTAAATGCCGACACTTTATGCGTAGTAGTTCCGTCACGACTGGCATTCCCGCTGTCGGATACTGTTCCGGTATCATTAGTCGTAATACTATCTTCATTGGTTGTCCCTCCACTGTGTGTATGCGTATCAGTTCCGGTATTAGTATCTTCTTGCGTAGTTGTCTCTTCCATATTGTAATTTTCAAGAGGGTCAAACGATTTATAGAATTCCGTAGTAGTGGTATTATATAATTCCGTAAATCTCACATCATTTACCTGCGCCCATGCGCTAATAGCAATTTCTGCAAAATTAGGATTAGGGTACATAAATTCAAGCTCCGCAGTATTCATAAGAATATAACCTGCCAGCTGTGTTGACATCCAACTGCTTGAAACATTAAACCAGCTTTTAAATTTTGAAGCTAAATCCTCAAAATCCGCTGTTGTCGGTAGTGTTGAATTGACTATCCCCATTATTGAAAGACATGCGACCATTAAGTTCCACCCTCCATTTAACCGAAAGATTACCCTCAAGTTCCGGGAACATCTCTATAGCCTGTTTAATTCCTCTCTGGACTTCCTTTAAACTCATATCCATTGCGGAGAACGACTGCTGTGTATTAGCTTCAACCTCCGATGTTATAAGTCGTTCTTTTTTATCAGTATTTGCAGTAGGTATGCCTATTCGATTAAGAAAATCATTATACAAATTTTTAAGAAGTCCGTGTAAATCATTTGCTATGAAATTATTTTGAATTTCATTATTAAACTTTACCCAGTGGGGGTTGTGTTCTTCATCAAATAAATTTTTATCTATAAATGCCGCAGGTTCACCACTGGCAATTTTATCCATAAACTTCTTAAATGTTTCTGCTCCGGCTTTATTATCAGAAGCGAAGACATAAGCAAGTTTTGAATTCAGTATATTGGTATCAAGTGTTTCTGCAGTCAACGCCATCATATCGCCATAATAATTAACAAGGTCAAGCATGCCGCAATAATCGGGACGTATTCTAATTACCGCACATTCTTCACCGATTACAGGTTCAAGTATTTGATTTATTCTCGGATTAGAAATTACAGCATTAGTAGGTTGATACTGTACGTTATATCCTTTTAACCCCGCCTGTTGTGGAATTATACCGAACGCCGGAGTATCAATAATTGTAAAATATCCCCATGAGAATAGTACAGCTTTGAAATAATTGCTATCCCAATTCTCCGGGATTTCCCATTCCCAAACACTTAATAAATCAGAAAATAAATAACGCCTGAAGAATGCTGATAAAGCGGTATTCGTTACATGTATTGTTGACGGCGTAACAGGTGCCGTTTCAAGCATGATATTACCGTATGAATACGGCACACTATTCATAGAAAAATCCCCCATTCAAATATTCTTCAATTTTTGCACGCTCCGGTGCTAAACATGGGAATTCTACTTCAGCATTTGCACACTTAATAAAGCCTCCAACAGTGTTTAATACCGCCGGTGCGCAATATGGACGGCCAAACTCTGAATTATATTCGTTAGCTATTGAATAAAATGCTGAACATAATCTATTACTTTCAGCAAAAGAAAATGTTGCTAAATCCCCACCTGTTCCAGTCTCACGAATAAGCGGTACTCCGGCAATTGCCGCCCAGTTGCTCACACCTGTTTCAATAGTCATATTTGAACCGTTTCCTGTCAAAGTGCTAATAATACTTGAAGCTGAATTGGCTATCGCTGTTGCTCGTGAAAGTTCCGATACGGCCTGAACATTAAGTAGAACATCAACACCTACCTGCGCCTCTGCCTCCGCAATTATCATAGAATTTGAACCATTAGATACACGTAACCAGCCCCGGCCGGAATATGCGTCAATACCAATATAAATTTTAATAGACGTTTCATTAGCAATTAAACTGCAATCCAAAGGAATCTTACCAAAGGGTTTAACTGATAATATACGCTTAGTATATAAATCTGAATTTACATAGCTTCCCCGACTTGTAGTCTGCGGATGTTGTGGCAATGTAATTTTTCTTTGCACGCTTGAATATGCTTGTGTATCAGATATTATCCTACATGTGGCAGGCACGCTCCAATATCCCATATTTACACTGTCTACCGCAGTTCCGCCAAATGAACTTCTGTACATCCTAATTGATTTTATAAAGTCCAACGGATTGAATATTGAGGGGTCGTAAGTAACATCTGCAGTTGAAGCGTTCCACCATGAATTACTATTATATATGTTCTGAATAAATGTTGAATACTGAGAGGATGAAAAAATATAATAGGTTATACCTGTTGCCCCTCCACCACCACTTATACCTACAATATAATAGGTTTCATCAATCCATGGAGAGACAATATCGGTTATTTTGACAGTAGGATTAGTTAAAACAGGATATACAGTATCAACAATACGTTCATTAAATGTTCCACTGCAACGCTCTACATAATGTGTACCTGTTCCAATATCACCCTTATATGTTGCCATAGGGTCAACTTCAAGTGTTGCAATCCAATTCCGTTCCACCCATTCCCATTCCGTCACAAAATAATATCTCTCAAAAGCATCAATATAAGCATAATTATAGATTGAAGGATATCTTGAAGGGAAATAATCATCCGCCCCGGCAGCCTGAAAGATAATGATAGGTTTTAATATTGTACAATTATCTTTCAGCGTTCCGGTGTATGTAACCCCCCCTGTGGAGGGTGTTTTGGTTGAATTGTTCCGCTTTCCAAATCCTGAATATAACGTAACTTGCATATTATCACTCCAATGTAAATACTACAGCGTTCTCGGTGAAATCATTCCAGAAACGGTCGGTGAAATGCCATGCGACATTATAATAACCGCCTGTAATATTGAGCGGGCTTGTTGCGCTCCATTCGTTAACAACTGTCATGCCGCAGGATTCCTCATCACAGAGGAGTGCAAATACTTTAGGAACAGACACCTCTGTGCTCGGCGTTGTAATAGTGCCGTCAGCCTTGAGATATGACGGCGTTACTTTAACTGTATCAGGTGTTTTAACAGACTGCCAGAAGTTGACCGTTTCATGGTCTGCATAACGCAAGAATGTGTCATGATAAGTATCGGCTATTGCGCGAGCTGTGCTTTCATACATTACCGGAGCATACATATATAGTCTCTGGTTTTCATACGGTGTATGACGAGTTATTGCTTTACCAGTTACATTGATATGATGTAGTTGCAAACGCTCTGTAAGAAGCGCGGAAACTGTTGCTATTCGAGCATATACAAATTTCATAAAGTCGGGGTACACATCCGGAGCCATAATGGTTACCGCTGTATATTTCCCGCCGGTCTTTGCGTTATATTCAGTCAGCAAATGAACTTTCTGTTCGTCACCCCCGCCGGACACAATTCCGCCGATGAGGTTAGAAAGAGTTGCGCGTTTAAGGTTTTCATGTGCTGTCTCTATCATATCCATAATATTACCGGTTACCATGCTGTAGAAGCTTGCCAACTCTTCCGGTGAAGTGAATGCACACTCCAACTGTTCCCTAAAATATGACCGTTCAATACTGAACACATTCGCGCCATAGAAGTTAGTCTGCAAAATGTTTGGACGGCGGAGTTTGTACATGTCTACGCTCTGCCCGTCCTCTGGCAAAGCAAATGCCGTATCATCAATATACGCTCCGTCGGCAATATTGAGTTTGCGGACAATATTGCCCCAACGTTCCGAAGACACTCTTAAACCCTTGAATTTTTCGGAATACGGTCTAATTGAAAATATAGTACGTGATACCATTTGTGTTATTGCTGACATAACAGGGTCTGTTCCGTTCTTTAAAGCGGTTGTCGCTACAGATACAAAGTCACTGGTATTTGTAGGAGTTAGTACACTCTGACCCGTAGCCTGCTTAACAATCGATGTTAATAGTGTTGATACCTGGTTAAAATTCAATTCATTTACACTTGCCATTATTTCTTATTCCTTCCGTTAATAATATAATCGTTTATGTCGTCAACAGATGTATGCTTTTCGCCGCCTAAATCGCGTAACTGATTAGTTGCAATAATTGTTTTCTTCAAATCGTCAATACTCTTCTGCAAAGCTTTTATATAATCAATATTCCCCGAATGTGTTTCTTCCGGCGTTATTGATTCAGTCTTCACCTCCGGCGTTATGGTTTCAGACTTCGCCTGCGAAATATCCGCTACCGTTTCTGCGGGTTTAGACATTTCTATAATGTCTTCTTTTGTAAATCCCGCGTCTATTAGTTTAAATATATCGTTAATTTCCATTGTGCAAACTCCCCACTAATTTTTTTAATTCTTCAACAGCTTCTGTTAATTTATTAATTGTTTTGGTATTCATTATATACAATGCTATACACGCAGCAATAGGGAAACCTAAATTTGCTATAATTTGCGTAACATCTGTAATGGTCAT